TGAATTTTACTGGACAACTAGAAGTTATAAACACAGGAAATGTGAGTATAACACAGAATTATAGACCGTACGATAACGCCACTGGGCCCAATGTTTTTTGGACTCGTAGCAAGTATAGTACAAGTGCATGGACCACGTGGGTAAAGATAATCAACGGGTCAGAAGTGATGGATGGCGGTAGTTTTTAAAAACAGGATTAGAAGATGCCAAATACAATATTATTAAAAAGAGCTAGCACCGCAGGAAAGGTTCCCGTCACGGCAAACTTGTCACTGGGCGAGTTAAGCATAAACAGCACAGACGGGCGTTTATACACCACCACCGGTAGTGCAATCGTAGACCTGACACAAAATGACAAAATCACGCTCAGCGGTGATGCCACAGGCACAAGTACTAATCCTGCTGCTGGCGGTAACTATAGTAATTTGGCAGTAACTTTAGCCACAGTAAACTCAAACACAGGCACTTGGGGTGGCGCAAACGGCCAGATTCCTTTTGTCACTGTCAACGGCAAAGGTTTAATAACAGCTGCTGGTAACATTGCTGTCAACACAGTGGCAGTGACCAATGCAGCAAACACAACAGAAATCACTGCCAACGCCACAGTCGGCACAGTTGGATTCAGTTTAACAAACACCGGCGTATCTGCCGGCAATTATGGTAGCGCCACAAGTATTCCCACTATTGTGGTTGATGCCAAAGGACGTGTCACCAGCCTAACAACCAATGCAGTCAGCACCACAATCAGCCTGGCGGGCAACACTGGATCTGGAAGTGTAGCCGGTGGTGGCACATTAACTGTCAATGGATCGAATGGTATTGCTACCAGCGTGGCTGGCAGTACCATCACTATATCAGGCAACGGAACAGTTCTAACAGCCAACGTAAGTCTATACGAAAGTGTTACAGCATCAACCACCAATGCCACATTCTATCCCATGCTGTCGGACAAGACCGACGGTAATACTGGAAGTTTTTCAGCAAGTACACTCACGTATAACCCCAGCACTGGTTTACTGACAGCTACACAATTAAGTAGTACCACAGAGGTAGCCACAAACTTCAGCACAGGTAATGCAGTCATAAGTGGCGGTTCTTTAAACAACACAACCGTTGGTGCCACTACTCCAAACACCGGACGTTTTACCACAGTAACAGCTACAACAGTAAACGCAGGCACTATTGGTAACTCAGGTGCTACCTTAACAGGTACATTAAGCACAGCAGCTCAAACCAACATCACCTCGGTTGGTACACTGACAAGTTTGGCAGTTGGTGCTGTAACTAGCAGTGGAACAGTCATTGCCAGTGCCGTGCAAGCTGGTACCATTGGTAACACAGGCGCAACTTTAACAGGTACGTTGAGTACAGCATCACAAACAAATATTACCGCAGTTGGTACACTAACAAGTTTAGCAGTCGGGGCAGTCACAAGTAGTGGAACCATAATTGCAAGTACAGTACAAGCAGGTACAATTGGTAACATTGGTGCCAATCTGATTGGTACCGGTACATATCTCACATCATTAAATGCAAGTAACTTGTCCAGCGGCACAGTTCCAAGTGCTCGAATATCTGGATCTTACACTAGTATTACCGCAGTTGGTACATTAACGTCACTGGCTGTTGGTGCTGTAACCAGCAGTGGAACAATTATTGCCAGCACAGTACAGGCAGGCACAATCGGTAACTCGGGTGCTACGTTAACCGGTACACTAAGCACAGCCGCACAAACAAATATCACCTCGGTTGGTACACTGACCAGTTTGGCAGTTGGAGCAGTTACTAGTAGTGGCACAATCATCGCAAGTACAGTACAAGCTGGTACCATTGGTAATGCTGGTGCCACCCTAACAGGTACATTAAGTACTGCGGCGCAAACAAATATCACCTCAGTTGGTACACTGACAAGTTTGGCTGTTGGTGCTGTAACCAGCAGTGGAACAATTATTGCCAGCACAGTACAGGCAGGTACAATTGGTAACTCGGGTGCTACATTAACAGGCACATTAAGTACAGCTGCACAACCCAATATCACAAGCGTAGGTACATTGTCTAGTTTGACCACAACAGGCGATGTCACTGTTGGCGGAAACTTGACCATACAAGGTAACACAGTAACCATTGGTTCCAACAACTTGACAGTCACCGATTCAATCATTGGCCTACATACATTTGCCAATGGTGCACCATTGATATCAGATGACGGCAGAGACATTGGTTTACGCTTCCACTACTACAAAGGTGCAGATAAACATGCATTCCTAGGTTGGGAAAACGGCACTGAAACTTTGGTGTATTTTTCCAATGCAAACGAAGTCAGCAGTAATGTCACAGGAACACTAGGTAACGTACAATTTGGTAGCTTGACTCTGAGCAATACTGCTGCCACAGTATTGACGGTGGGTGGTAACACAGCTATCAATAGTAGCCTGTATGCTCAGACTTTATATGACAGCAGCAATCGTGTAGTCAGTACCAGTAGTGGTGCTGGTAATCTGACTATTTCCGCTGGAGCAATCAATTTAACAGCCGCTGGACCAGGTGCAACCACAGTTGGTAGTGCAAACTACATACCAGTTATAACAACAGATGCATATGGTCGTGTGGCAACTTTGGCCAACACAGCTATTAGTTTACCGTTTGCTTCTTTGACAGCAATACCAACCACATTGACTGGTTATGGAATTACTGATGCATTGAGTACCAGTGCTACCATTGATGGTGGTACTTATTAAAATTTGAGCCAGGGGATTTTTATCCTCGGGCCGTTGGTTTTTTTACCAACATATAACGGGCCTTTTTAGGTTAATAGATGCCAAACACAGTTTTATTAAAACGCAGTTCGGTGGCCGGCAAGGTCCCGACAACATTAGAGTACGGTGAAGTCACAATCAACTACACCGACGGTGTACTCTGGTATAAAACTTCAGCAAACACAATCACCAGAATCAATTCTGCTGTCAGCGGAAGCACCGTCAACGGCCTTGCTTATCTAGGCACAGCCAATGTGTTGGTCAATAGTGCTGGTCTAACTTTTAATCCCACTGGCAATGTATTATCTGTTGGCGGTAACATAACTGTAACTGGACATGTATTACCCAGTGCCAACGTAACATATGATTTAGGTAGTCCAACACAGCGGTGGAAAGATTTGTATCTAAGCGGTAATACCCTAGTTCTTGGCCAAGCCAATATCCAAGCACACAGCAGTGGTATAACCATATATGCTCCAAATCAAACTGTAAACCTCAATCAAAATCTACATACCACAGCAACTCCGTCGTTTGCCAACGTAACTGCCACTGGCAATCTGATAGTGAGTGCTAGACTGAGAGATTACACCGGCAACGCAGGCCTAAACGGACAACTGTTGGTCAGTACTGGATCTGGGGTACAATGGGTCACTAGAGATACCGGAACTTTAGACAGTTTAACTGATGTTAATTTAAGTAGCCCACAGGTACAACAAGTTTTAACCTACGATGGTACCAACTGGGTCAATGCTGACTCAAATGCTGTAGTAGCATCTGCGGTGTTTGCGTCAAGTCAAAGCGATTTGGGTTATGTCACTGATTTGGTGTTGACTATCACAGAAGATGAAGGATCGGTTGCGGATGTAACCAACAACATCTACGACCTGGGTGTTTTAAGTTTCACAGGTATTATTTCGTTAAATAACATAGACCAATCAATCAAGTCGGATTATTTGGGTTACTCAATTATTTTTGGATTTTAAGGAAAAACATGGCACGCCAACTGATAGAAAAGTATATTTTTAGTCCCAACACAGCAGGGGCAGGAACATTAAAGTTTCCGGGCAAAGTTGATCTAACTCAGCTGTTGATCATTGCCAACAAAACACAACAGACCAATATCTACGCCATTGGAGATCCTACCAAAAATGGAACCATCAGTTACGACCCCGATGACAATACCACGTTCTATTCAGAACAGAACGGAGTAAGCACAGTGACATTCAGTGCTGACACATCGGCCATGTTGAGTTCGGATGCCATTGCTATCTACTCTGATGCTCCAAAACAGATTGGTAATGTGGTTAGACCTTATGCTTTCGGTGTTGATGCCATTGAACGCCAACGTGTGGCCAATCCACAAAGTTTGATTGATGCTGACTTTGAATACGGCCTGCAACCAACCAAGTGGCAAAACTACACCGACATCCGTAATATTCCAGGTATATATGAAAGACCTGGTCTAGATTTGTTTGTCACTGCTATCGTCACCGATGGCGGAAACCCCAGTATTATCACAGTGACTTGTAGTGCTGATCATGGACTAAGTGTTGCACAGCCAGTGATAACACACGGTCTTGGCAATGTTAGTAATGCCGCACGTGCCGAAGGTGCGTTTGTGGTAGCCACAGTTCCTGATTCAACATCATTTACATATTTTGCCAAAGGCCTTGTGGGCACCGCAGGAGCTTCTATATTCACAGGCAGTACATATGGGCGACGCGGAGGTTTTTATGCCGGATCAGCCATGCCAGTTTCAGGATATGTCAGCAACGCATCAAGTCCAAGCACAATCACAGTGACTACCTCAGCAGCACACGGGCTGGTTCCGGGTGCACCAATTGTCAACGTTGTCACAAGTTCCGGAACCAATCATGCGTTAATGGGCGGCAATTTCTTTGTTGAAACAGTTCCCACTGCAACCACATTTACATTTACTGCACGAGTGGGCGGCGCCGTGCAAAATTTATCAATCACCGCGACAACATACACACGAAGTGATGCGTTTATTCAACACAGACCATTTGATGGCGGTATTAACGTAGGCACATTCTTGCCTAGCCATGGTGCGTCAGTATCACGTCAAACCAAAAAATACATGCGTTACCAGTCTGGTAAGGGTATTCTTTGGACATCGGGGGTGTTGTTTAATCCAGTTATCAATCTTGATCAAATCAGTGCAACAGGAACCTCAGCTGGAAGCACAATCACAGTGACCACAGAAACTGATCACGGCCTACAGGCCGGTGCCACGATAGAAATATCTGGTGTGGTCACTTCGGGTTACAACGGTACCTATGGTGTGGTTGGTGTCACTAGTGAAAGCGTGTTCACTCTTACAGCTACAACGACTTTGGGTAGTACATCGGCGGTAATTACCAACTTACCACGTGTGACTGTAAAAAATTGGCACGGAGCTACAACCCGTGTTGGTGCATTCGATGATCAAAACGGATTGTTTTGGGAATATGACGGTATTGAATTGGCAGTGGTCAAACGTAGTGCCACCTATCAGTTGTCGGGTTTTGTCAGTGTCACCGCCGGCAGTCAGTCAGTGGCTGGAACCAACTGTCGTTTTACGCAACAGTTAAAAACAGGCGATCGCATAGTCATACGTGGTATGACTTATATGGTTGGCAGCATTACCGACGACAATACCATGACTATCAATCCAGAATATCGCGGAGTCAACAATGCAAGTAGTGTCAAGATAGCTGCAGTTATTGATCGCCGCACACCACAAAGTCAATTTAATTTTGATACCTTAGATGGCAACGGTATTAGTGGTTATGATATTAACCTAAACAAAATGCAGATGTTGGGAATCAGTTTCAGTTGGTACGGTGCTGGCTTTATTGATTTTATGCTACGTGGTCCTGACGGCAACATGATTCTTGCCCATCGTATGAAACAAAACAACATCAATGATGAAGCATACATGCGTACCGGTAACTCAACAGTACGTTATCAAGCCATCAACGAAAGTGCTAGAGATCGATTGGCCACAGCAATGAATTCCAGTGTTACATCAATTGATTTATACGATGCCAGCCGCTTTCCAGCCACCGGGGGAACCATAATGGTAGATAACGAAGTTATGACATATACAGGAAAAAACGTTAATACGTTAACTGGGTTAACTCGTGGTGCCAGCTTTCAGATGTTTGTGGGCGGATCTAACAAAACTTTCACCGGCGGAACAGCTGCCAGTCATGCCATAGGTAACGGTTACACAGCGGTTACATTGATTAGTTGTACCTGTTCCCCAATTGTTAACCACTGGGGCTCCAGTTATATTATGGACGGTAGTTATGACAGTGATCGCGGATACTACTTTAACTATACCTCATTGAACAACACCATTCTTGCCAGCCAAAGCGAAACAGCATTTTTCTTGCGTTTGGCGCCCAGCGTATCAAACTCAATTGCAGGTGCATTTGGAGACAGAGATCTTATTAACCGTTCACAGTTGTTGCTACAAAAATTGCAGGTGCAAGCTGATCAATCTGTTCAGGTATACGGTATTTTAAATCCAGGAAACATTGATGCCAGCTCATTGACCTGGACAGCAGTTAATAGTACAGCACTGGGAAGTCAGCCAAGTTTTGCTCAGATCAGCACCAGTACCAGCACAGCTGCCACGCCCGGAGAACAAAACTTTAGTACTTTGGGACAACCTAATGGTTTTTCTGAGATTGACCTAAGTCAGCTGAAAGAATTAACAAACTCTGCCATTGGCGGATACAGTAATTTCCCTGACGGCCCAGACGTATTAGCAGTGGTTGTAAAAAATCTAAGCAGTACAAATACTGCGTCAGTCAATGTTAACTTGTTCTGGTCGGAAGCACAGGCGTAATCGAGCATAAATATAGAAACAGAGGAAGAACATGGCAACCCAAGTACAGTTTAGACGAGGAACTACAACACAAAACAACGCTTTTACTGGTGCCGCCGGTGAAATTACCTACGATACTGACGCCAAAACCCTACGTTTACACGACGGAACTACAGCAGGCGGCGGCGCCACAGTATTAACCACAGGTGCTACACAAACTGTATTAAACAAAACTTTTAGTAGTGGATCATTCTGGCAAGGTAATGCTGTGGCATTGGCCTATGGCGGAACTGGTAGTGTATTAACTGCTGCCGCAGGGGCCGTCCCTTACAGTACTGCAACTGGACTGGGCCTAAGTCTAGCAGGTACAGCTGGACAATTTCTTATTTCGGGTGGTACTAGTTCACCAACCTGGGTTTCAGGTTCAGCACTGACTGTTGGTACAGCTACCACAGCAACCAGTGCCACAAACATTACAGGCGGATCAGCTGGTCAGTTGATGATTCAGCAAGACACCAACGTGACCACTTTCATTACAGCAGGTGCAATTGGTACATTCTTGCGTTCAGAAGGTGCAGGATATGCACCAAGTTGGGCCACAGCTGACGTAAGATTTGGTAACACCACAGTGGCCTTGGGCGGCAATACTGCCTCAATCACAGGTTTATCCAGTATTGGTATCAATGGAAACACAACCAGTACCAGCCCTGGTACAGGAGCATTGACTGTAGCAGCCGGTGTGGGTGTTGGCGGTAACGTGTACGTACTTGGCAACATAGTAATGAGTGCCAACAGTTACAACTACTTGACCTTGCCAGTGGGCAATACCGCACAACGACCAAGTGGTCCTGCGTTAGGTATGGTTCGATACAATACCACTATCAGCAGTTTTGAAGGCTATGCATCGGGTGCATGGAGTTCGTTGGGTGGAGTCAAATCAGTTGACGGATTCACTTATATTCTGGCAGAAACCAGTGCAGGCGCCAGCAACGGTGAATTAGAATTTTACGTAGAAAATCTTGCCGGTACAGCAACAACCAAAGCTGGTGGATGGAATGCAAGCGGGCTGACAGTTCAAGGAAACTTGACTGTGCTGGGTAACACAGTGACCATTGGTTCCAACAACTTGACGGTCACTGACTCAGTTATTGAATTACACACATTTGCCAATTTGGCAGCATTGTCGTCAGATGATGGTCGTGACATCGGTGTTCGATTCCACTACTACAAAGGTGCAGACAAACATGCGTTCCTGGGATGGGAAAATTCCACAGGAGCATTGGAATATCTGGCAGATGCCACTGAAACTTCTGGAGGCGTCAACTCTGGCACACGTGGCAATGTGATTTTTGGTAGCTTGGTGCTATCCAATACCACAGCCAGTACCAGCAACGTTACCGGTGCATTGCAGGTGTCTGGTGGAGCTGCAATCACAGGAAACCTCAACGTAGGTAGTGGAGCATTCCGTAATACTAGACCATTAGTCACAAACTTTACAGGAACCACATCACCAGCCAATCCATATTCTGGCGACACCTGGTATGACAGCGCCAGTGATACTGTATTCCAATACCTATATGATGGCACTGGCTCCCAGTGGGTTGACACAGCGGTTTTGTGGCATCACAGGCCAACACATTTTCTTCAGGCATAACAGTAACCGGCGCCACATCATTGGGTGCAGTGACCTGTGCTAACATCACAGTATCTGGTTTTGTTGTACCATCATCTAATTTGGCCGTCAATCTTGGATCCACCACAGCTTGGTGGAACAACGTGTACGGTGTCAGCGTCCAAGCCAAGTATGCTGACCTAGCAGAACACTATGTGGCTGATGCGGAATATGCTCCAGGCACAGTAGTTGTGTTTGGTGGATCCGCAGAAATAACAACCACAGACGTTAGCCACGATCCGCGAACAGCTGGAGTAGTAAGCACCGATCCAGCATACCTGATGAATGCTGCCAAACCTGGCTTGCCAGTGGCACTCACAGGCCGTGTACCATGTCAGGTGCGTGGACCAGTAGCCAAAGGCGATAGACTGGTTACCAGCAATATTCCAGGTGTAGCAGAACGTTTAGACAAAACAAAATATGAACCAGGTTGTATAATTGCAAAAAGTCTTGAAGACTATGACGGCAATGATATAACAACTATCGAAATAGCAGTAGGGAGATATTAATCATGGCATTTCCATCAAGTCCAACAAACAATCAAACAACCACAATAAACAATGTTATCTATACCTATAACAGTACCAAAGGTGCATGGGTCAGATCCACTGGTGTGGCCAGTTTTGATCTAACAGCAAATTCAGTCACATTGAGTGCCAAAGTAAGTGCGCCACAGATTCATGCCACGGCCAACCTTACAGTACCAATACTTAATGTGTCAACCAGCGTGTTGCCTACATCCAACAATGCAGTAAACATTGGCAGTTCCAGTGCTTGGTTTGGCACCTTTTATGGCGTAAGTTCTCAGTCCAAATACGCCGACCTAGCAGAAAATTATGTAGCCGATGCTCCATATGAGCCTGCCACAGTGGTTGTATTTGGTGGCGAACACGAAGTTACCATTTCCAAACAAACACACAGTACTGCTGTAGCCGGTGTAGTGAGTACAAATCCTGCATATCTAATGAACGGTACATTGAAAGGCGACACAGTGGTGTCAGTGGCATTGACTGGTCGTGTTCCTTGTCGTGTACAAGGACCAGTTGCCAAAGGCGATATATTGGTAACCAGCAATATGCCTGGCGTAGCACAGTTGATTGACAATGATTCTTTTGCGCCTGGATGTATTTTAGGAAAGGCACTGGACTCTGTTGATGCCAATGATATAAAAACTATTGAAATAGTAGTTGGAAAACATTAATCATGCAAATTATAAAAAAACTTTATCGCAGTAACTATGCCGGCGAATCCATTGTTACCGAACTAGTACTTGGCAACAATGAATGGCAACCCAGCACAGAATATATTGCCAACAGCGTGTTTAATTCGTTTACAACAACACAGGCTATTGCAATAGGTAATGGACCCAGTCGTCAAGATTTTGATTTGGCACATATTGCCAATCACAGAGGCGGAATATTGGCCAGAGACAAGTTACAAAGTTATGCCTGTAATTTGATATATCAAGAGTTTACTCCAGATTTTTTAGTTGCAGTTGACGCAGAAAAAGTTAAAACCATTGCAGAGTCTGGCTATTGTGACGATCATATCGTTTACACCAATGCTCAATATATTGTACAATACCCAGGTAAGTTTTATTTAACCCCACAAAACCCAACATACGATGCTGGAGCCTTGGCTGCATACCTGGCCTGCTTTGACGGACACAAAAAAGTTTATCTGATGGGCTATGACGGTTATACCAATGCAACCGAAGATACTTTTTATGTAAAAACACTATCAACTGTGATGGATGTTTATTCTGATGTAGAATTTGTACGTATTATGATGTCGGCTGCAGCAGACTGTTCGGGTGCTCTTGTTAATAAATTAAATTTTAGACAAATCAGTTTCCGTGATTTTGTGCTTGAAGCAGATATTGGTTAATTTATTTTAAGATTGATTCTAAAGTTTTAATTTTCTTTTTGACAATGTCAAAATTAAAACTTCGCCAAAGTCCTGGATGCAACGGCATCGGATGATCATTTAATCCTACCCAGCAATATCCACGATGCTCATCATTCAAGCGTGGCACAAATTCTTCTTCTACACTGACCACAAATGTATAATAAACAAATTTACGATTGTCTGCGGTAAACGTTTCTAATGGAATAAATTTACGAGCAGAATAGTCAACACCAATTTCTTCACGTATTTCTCTAACTAGCCCGTGTATGACAGTCTCACCTGTTTCAATTTTTCCACCCACAATGCCCCAGGATCCAGCATGTCGGCTTTTGTTTCTCAACAAGAACAAGTAACGATTGGATGATCGAGCGTAAATTAATGCACCAACGCCCTCGGTGTGTGCGGCCATTACAGTACCAAACTCCACTCGCCTGATCCATACAAGCCTTCGTAACTCTTGACCCATTCTGATCCGGTCCAGCGATATTGTACAGTGGTAGTCAAGTTAGACACATATTGCACAGCAGGTTCTCTACTGTCAAACGCCACTGTCCAATAACTACCATTCCATTCAATGATATCATTGGCACGAGCAACCAAATTGGTCCCTGGTTCACCGGCCCATGCAACAGGACTTTCAGTGGCAATGTCGCCAATTGAATTCAATATCAAATATCTAGTACCTGCGGCAGGACTCAGTATGTTGCTGTCTACAGTAACGTTTCTTGGATCAATAATGGCATCAACCGCATCTAAGGTATTGGCCGGCAATGTGGCTTCAAACGGAGTAAACAACAACTGTGTTTCGTCTGTGGGACTAAATGCAACTGTCCCAGCAATTTCATGCGGGCCGTCTGGATATGCAAACGTTAGTCTAACTTCACTGATACCATTGGTCAGCTTGCCGTATAAATTAACCAAGTTGGCCCAACGCACTTTGGTACCATATATGACACCATCTTCAGCCTCGGTGGCATTGTTTTTGTATAATGTTAATGTGTTGCCCACATAGACCAATTCGTAACTCATTGGAGTAAACCTTTGCTGACTCATTAGACCCTGTGTTGCAAACACAACTTCGGGACTGAGATCGCCTTGTGCGTCATAGATACTGGCAATAATTTGTGCAACAACGCCCATCTTCTTGACCTTGGCAGGTAGACTGAGCCATATGGGCATTTCAAATGTCAGTGTAGCAACATCAATGTTTTCTTCTCCGCCTTGCGGCACAGTTCTACTAGAATACTGCACATCTGTTAGCAGAACAACGCTTAGACTTGACCAGTCTACATAATTATCTGTGCTTTGTATTTCTAGGCCAGGATTAAACAGGGGCATCATTTGTTCAATCATCTGATGTTTTTGTTCTGTATTGCTGGTCCATATGTCCAACTTCATGGTCAGTTTATATGGAGCCGGCATTAGTCGTTCCACAGTATAGATGCCATCTTGACTGCGTTCGTATTCTTGATCAACATCGTTATACACACGTTCACGAATACGAACAACACCTTCGTAGTAAGGATTTTGTAGTCTTGATTGATCGTATGACAAGCCACTGATATAACAGGCCATGGCTGGCACAGCATTAAGTGTATTTTCACTACCATTGTTTAAAATCATTGCAGCCTGGCGACTGATATCTCCATAGTACACAGGAACAGTTTGTAAGGTACGATCACCGTCGGCATTTTTTCCAAATTCTACTTGGAAGTTTGATACCATGCGTACAAACTGCAGGACAAAACGGCGTATTTGGCCATCATAGGCAAATTGAACTGGCATTAATTATCTGCTTTCGGTGTTAGTACACGACTCA